TTGCTGCAGAACACCTGATCTGACTGAGCATTTCGTCCCCACCAGCCGTTCGGGCGGTTCGGCTGGTGGGGGCACCGCCCGCACAACCGCCCACCTCTAGGAGGAACCGCCAATGAAACTGGTATACGCCAAAAACACCTGCTCCACCACCGACCCCAACACCGGGCTCATTGTTCGAATGGTGGAAGCAGAACCTTGGGCCGCCGATGATCCTTTCGTCGCATCACGCCCTGAAATGTTCTCTGACGAGCCGCAGAAGGTTCGACGCACCGCACCAGCCTCCAAGCCCGTAGAAGCCGCCACAAAGGCTCCTGGCGCCAAAAAGGCGGTGAAGCGTGAAGCCTGGTGACACCCTCTTCGGGTACCTACATCCCCACGATGTCAGCGCCTCATTCCACAAATCCCTAATCAACCTGGTTGGTTGGGATATGGGGCATGACCATCGGCTGTCGGGCTGGGCATCCGTCAAATGTGCCTCTGGCGGTATTCCCGAAGGTCGAAACCAGCTCGTCGCCCAATTCCTCGCCTCCGACTGCGACTGGCTGTTCATGGTCGACGCAGACATGGGTTTCGAAGCCTGCGCCCTCGACCAACTCCTCGCCGTCGCCAACCCGGACACTCGTCCCATCGTCGGCGGTCTCGCTTTCGCCCAACGAGAAGCGAACGACGACGGCATGAGCGGATACCGCTGTATCCCTCGAGCCACCATCTTTGACTGGCTTGAGCACGCCGACGGCCACTATCGATTCACCGGCCGAGCCCACTACCCCGCCAACACCCTCGTTCGATGTGCCGCTACCGGCGGCGCATTCCTGGTGATCCATCGCACGGTGTGTGAGCAGATCAGGGAAGCCCACGGTGACCGTTGGTTTGACCGTATCCGTGGCACCGACGGCGCCATCATGGGTGAAGACATCAGTTTCTTCGCCCGCACCCAAGCCCTCGGAATCCCCTGCCACGTTCACACAGGCATCCGAACCACCCACCAAAAAAACCTGTGGCTTGGTGAAACCGACTTCCTGCACTCATTCCTCCCACCCCACGCCACCCAAGAATTCGATGTCTACCTCGTCGACGAAGGTGAACCCAGCGACGATTGGGCAAACACCCTCAAAGCCACAACCGGCTGGTGCGGCGACATCTTCGACAACCCGATGCTGTCCAGCCGCCTCGGTCACGCCCCCTGGATTGTCATCACCGAATCCGACGCCCGTTTCCGACCTGCCTGGTACGACCACGCCCTCCACAATGCCCGCATTTACGACCGGCCCGTCATCGGCCTCAACGACTGTGTGACACCTCGGATCGGTCGTGGTGAAGATGCCAGGTCAGTGCTGGTGTCCCGCTCATGGCTCGAGGAACATGATCTAATGTCGGTGGCTGACATCGTGAAAACCGCTCAGAAAAACAATCAGTTTCTTGCCTCGCCAGCCTCCGAGGTTGCGCAGGCCCCAATGAAGTAGCGGAGAATCATGGCACTGTGCACAGTTGACGATGTCAAACAAACCCTAGGAATTGAAGACACCGTCGACGACCTCGAAATCAACGTGGCAGTCGAAGCCGCCACCGCCATGATCGAACAGTATTGCGGCCGGCAATTCACCCAAGATGCCGTCGCCAGCGCCAGAGTTTACGTCGCTACCAACTCCTACCTGGTGCAGGTTGACGACATCTCCACCACCTCCGGCCTGATCCTGGAAACCGATCCTGGTGCTGACGGCACTTTCGACCAAACCTGGACGGCCGCCGACTATCAGCTCGAACCACTGAACGGCATTATCAACGGCCAAACCTGGCCGTACCACACGATCCGTGCCATCCGAAGCCTGTATTTCCCGCAGGACTACGGTCAAGCCCTGATTAGGGTGACGGCCCGTTGGGGCTGGGCATCCGTCCCTACAGCGGTCAAGCAGGCGGCGATTATTCAGACGATCACGGTGTTCAAGTCGCCTGACGCCCCGTTTGGTGCCACCCCATTTCAGGACACCGGCATTCTCCGGCTCCGCTCCGCACTGCACCCCACCGCCGCCGCTCTGTTGACGAACTATCGCCTCGACCCGGTTCATGTGATCTGATGGCTGCAAGCATCACCAGCGCCGCGGAAGGACTCCGAGAACAGCTCACAAGCATCATCGGCCTCCGAGTCTACGATCACATTCCCGACACGATCTCGGTGCCAATGGCAGCCGTCGCCATCGACGAAGTCACTTTCCACCGATCCTTCGCCGGTGGCGACCCCATCTACCGTTTCGTCATCACCGTCGTCGTTGGTCGCAGCGAAGAACGAACCGCTCAACGCAAACTGGAAGATTTCCTGTCTTACTCTGGTGATCGTTCCGTCAGACAAGCCATTGAAGCCGACATGACCCTCGGCGACAGGGTACAAACCTGCGTTGTTGAACGAGGTGGCAACATCCAGCCGATCACCATCCAGGAAACCACTTATCTTTCCGTTGATTTCACTGTCACAGTCCACGCATAGGAGCACCAGTGACTACATACAAGATTTCCGGCAACCGCAAAGTTGCTGGCAAAAACCCCGGTGAGAACATCAGCAACGATGAACTCGCCGGATGTAATATAGATGCGCTCGTCCAGGGCGGTCATCTGTCCCCGATAACAACCAAGACCGTCAAGGTCACCAAGGAACAGGAGTAACAGCCAATGGCTCGCCTGGTTTTCACCAACCCATCCATCACAATCAACTCGGTGGATTTGACTGACCGCATCGCTCAGGTGTCAATTGACATGAGCTTCGCCGAAGTCGAGACCACCGCATTCGGCGATTCAGCCGTCACCCGTGTCGCCGGCCTCGGCGACCACTCGGTGTCACTCAGCTTCCACCAGGACTTCGCCTCCGGCGAAGTGGAAGCCACCATTTACCCGCTGCTCGGCACCACAACGGCCGTCATCGTCAAGCCGGTCAACACGACCACTAGCACCGATAACCCGTCGTACTCCTTCAATGCCCTGGTGACCGAATGGACACCTGTTTCGGGCAACGTTGGAGAGCTCCTCACCGCCGATGTCACCTGGCCCATCTCGGGTCTCGTGAACAAGACAACGAGCTGACCCGATGAAAACTTGGAGGATCACGGTCAAAAAGCAGGATGGAAATCCTGAGACTTACAACGTCACGCCACGAACCATTGTTGCGTTCGAGCGGCATTTCAAAGTCGGCCTCGCTTCAGCGTTCGCAAACGAACAGAAGATGGAACATCTTTACTGGCTCGGATGGGACGCTGAGCGAGTGGCCGGCAAAGTCGTGCCCTTGTTCGACCGTTGGCTCGAGGAAGTGGAAACGGTCGACATTGACCTAGACACCGCCCCTTTAGGCGAGACAGCCTGACGTACCTCATCGGTACTCTGGCTGTCGAAACAGGGATCGCCCCATCAGACCTGTTGGACACGCCAAATGAAATATTGGAATCCATGTTGGATTTCATGCACCGACGGGCAGAAGCCCAACGGAAGGCCAACAGGAAGAAATAAATGGCACGAGCCAGGCGAACCGATGCGACAGTCAACGTCAAAGGGTTAGACCAGTTCCGTCGAGAACTACGCAAAATTCAACAAGAAGGTGGCCCTGACGGCATCGCCTTGTTGAAAGAAGCGAACCATCGAGTAGCGAACTATGTCATCGCCAAAGCCCAAGCTAAGGCTGCTTCTGTCGGCCCTATGCAGGTCAAAGCGGCCGCCTCAATGCGGGCAGGTAGACAGCAGGCTCGAGCCACCATTATTGGCGGCGGGGCCCGAATGCCATACTTTTTCGGTGCCGAATTCGGTGCTTATCCTGGTGTTCAACGAACCCGAAACAACCGTCGGTTTATCGGTTTCAACCAGTTTGAACGCTGGAAAAAGCCAGGTAACGGCAACACTGGATATTTCCTGTTCCCCACAATGCGTGAAGAATCACGCAAAATTATTGATATGTACGGCGACGAACTTGACAAAATCGCCGCTAACGCATTTCCCAACTAGGAGCTGAGATGGCTGCAACACGCAAACTGACCGTCGAAGTTCTCGGTGATGCCAAATCTGCACTCAAAGCGTTCGGCCAAATCGGCGAAGAAGCGGGGAACATTGGCGGGAAACTATTTGACTTTGGCAAGAAAGCGGCTCTTGCTTTTGCCGGTCTGACCGCCGGCGGTGTTGTCATTGGCAAACAACTCGTCAACTCTGCTTCCGATTTGAATGAAGTTACCTCAAAAACTGAGGTGATTTTTGGTGATGCTGCCGATGCAGTTTTGAAATTTGCTCAAGGAGCCGGATCAGCATTCGGTCAATCAGAAACAGCCGCCCTCGATGCCGCAAGTAACTTCGGTACCTTCGGCAAAGCGGCCGGCCTGACCGGCGAAAACTTGTCCGATTTCTCAACCGATTTGGTTGGTCTTTCATCCGATTTGGCATCATTTGCCAATACCACACCCGAAGAAGCCGCACAAGCCCTAGGAGCGGCACTGAGGGGCGAATCCGAACCTCTCCGTCGGTACGGAGTCCTTCTCGACGCTGCCACACTCCAACAAAAGGCATTGGAGATGGGCATCTATGACGGCGATGGCGCTCTCACTGCCCAACAGAAGATTCTTGCCGCTAACGCTGTCATTTTTGAGCAAACCACAGACGCTCAAGGTGACTTTGCTCGAACGTCTGATGGTGTCGCTAACCAACAGCGAATTTTGGCCGCACAGTTCGAAAATGTGAAAGCCCGCCTCGGCCAAGCCCTTCTCCCAGCTTTCGCCTCATTCCTAAGTTTCATCACCGACAAGGTGATCCCAGGTGTTGAGCGTTTCGTCAATATCTTTCAAGAGGAAGGTATTGGTGGGATCGTCAATCGTGTTGGGGACTATCTGCCGGTTATTCAGGAGAAGTTGGCGCAGTTCGGTCAGGCGCTTGTTGATTGGATTGGCCCTCGGATCGGTCCAGCGCTTGAGAAGATCGCCGAGTTCGCTGGCAAGATCGGCAATTGGCTGGTTCAGACTGGTTTGCCATTGTTGTGGGAGAAATTGCAGGAACTTGGGTCTGCACTGTTGGAATGGATTGGGCCCCGTATCGGGCCGGCCGTTCGACAAATCGGCGAATGGATCGCCGCCCTTGCACAATGGTTGATTGATGATGGTCTGCCTCTCATGGTTGACAAACTCATTCAGTTGGGTAATGCGTTGGTGGATTGGATCAAGCCACGCATCGTCCCAGCCATTCAGGCACTTGGTGAACTTCTCATCGCCATAACAACCTGGATTGTTACCGAGGCCGTTCCCAAGATTGCTGCCGAAGCATTGAAATTGGCTGGTGCGTTGCTTGGTTGGATTGCTGAGTTGCTACCTCGAGCTCTAGCGGGTCTGGGATCATTCCTTGTTGATTTGATCAAAGAACTACCAGGTTTATTCGTTGATCTCATCAATACCGCACTTGATCTTGGTGGTCAGGTCGGTGGCGCTGTCGTTGACGGCATTGTCGACGGCATCAAAGCCCTGGTGGGCAAAGGAACCCAAGTCGCCAAGGATTTTGTCAATGCCATCATTCGGTTCGTCAACACCGAACTTATTGACGGCATCAATGATCTTCTAGAGTTCACTGTACCTCTGCCGTTCGGTGCGAGTTTCACGGTCAATCCTCCTGATATCGGTCATATCCCTGAAATGGCTGACGGTGGCATCGTGACAGCACCAACACTTGCCATTGTGGGTGAGGCCGGCCCCGAGGCCATTGTTCCTCTCTCTAGGGATATGGATATGGGTGGTGGCACTATTGTCGTAAATGTGCAGGGTTCGGTGGTGTCGGAAAACGATTTGATTGAGACGATTCGTCGAGGTTTGGTGAACGCTCAACGTAACGGCTCACAGTTGGTTTACAGCAACCTATGAGCCTGCCCGCCACCCCGACCGTCAAAATCCGATTAGCATTCGGTAACCCATTCCTGCTCGGCGACCCCGATAATGGTGTTCTCGGCACAAACGTCCTGGCCTCAAACGCCATTCAGGAAGTGAACATTACGAGTAATGTTCGCCGAATTTCGACCCGTCATGGCCGTGATCGGGCTTTTGAGGAATACCTACCCAGCGAAGCCGTCATCGAGTTCTACGACTTCACCGGCGACTGGAACCC